ACACCTAATAGTTTAATGTATTTTATGAAAACATATTCACAAATTGATGCTACTGGTTACCNAGATAGAGGTAAAATTTGGAGCGAATTTATAAATATTTTCTTTAAAATATTTAATAAAGATATGAAATCTGAAAGAGACCCTTTAAATAAAGTTTATTATATCACAAAAATAGGAGGGCTCAATAATCTTAATAAGAAATTTATAAAATATGGTCCACCAGACGGTGATAAAATAACTATCACAATAAATGAAGATGTTTCTATGATAGCTTGGTATATATCTGAATTGTATAATAATCTTATTTATAGTTATAAAAATCAAAGGTATATGTTTCCAGAAAATTTATTAAGATTTGATTTAAATATAAGAATTAGTGAATTACGAAATTTTCAAGTGCCACAAAGTAATAATCCTAGTGGTGCTAATACACCAACCAACCCAAATTATCTTCAAAATCAAGAAATAAAGTATATAATGTCACCTCAATCAGAAATAGTATATACTTTACATGATTGTAATTTTAATTTTTTTGAAAGTAAAAATTATGACGATGATATGGAAATTGGTGGATTTAGTTCACCATCATATGCAGCTAAAAATTTAACATTTGATATTTATTTTAAATCCGTAACACGTTATAGTGAATATCCATTAATTAGTAATAGTATAGACATTACACCGTGGGGAGATAAACTATATGATGATACAGATGTCACAAATAGTATAGGTACACATAAAGATTATTATGATAATTTAAGTAGAGCTTCACAAACTAGCGCAGCTAATATAACAACTCCAAGTTTTTTAAATTCTTTATTGGGTAAGGCACAACAAACAATAGCAAATCAAAGTTCAAATTATTTAAGTAATCTTGAGACAAAATTTAGAGAAGTAAGAGGTAGTGCAGTTAATAGTTTATTAAATCAATTTAGTAAAGTATCAGGATTCAATAAAATAGAACCCGATAACGTATATGCATCAAATTTTAATAATAGAATAAGTGTAAATAATCTTGTTAAACAAGTTGGTTCTGGATTATTAAATAATTTAGAAGATTCGGTTAGAAATGGAGCAAATTTTTAAAAAAAATTAATTAGATAATGGAAATTCAAAGAGATTTTTATGTTGGTATGGTTGAAGATAACATTGATCCTAACAGAAAAGGTAGGATTAAAGTAAGAGTTCAGTCACTTTATCATGATTTAGATGTCAAAGATATACCATATGCATATCCATTCGCTGGATTAGCGGGTAAAGAATTTCAAGTACCTGCAATTGGAAAATTAGTTAATATCCTTTATCTTTCTGATGATTTATATTCACCATATTATATATATTCTGAAAATTATAATGTCAATTTGCAATCTAAACTTAAAGATATATCTGCATCTGAATATCCAAACTGGATTGCATTATTATTTGACGAAAGAACTCAAATATTTGCTGACAGTAAAGAATTAACAATTGACCATTTATATAATAAAATAACAATCAATAACGATTCAATTAATCTTGAATTAAAAGATAATACACAAATAATTACATTGGGCTCAACAAATGCGAATCAAGACGCAGTATTAGGTACAAATTTCTTTGCATGGCTAGATAAATTTATAAATGAATTATCTGATCCTTTTGCTTTAACTGGAAATTTAAATGCTCCAGTACTTAGGCCAAAACTAGATAAATTATGTGCAGAATATAAAAAATTAAGATCACCACAATCTGAAAACAGATTTACGTCTGATAATGTTAAAATAGTTGATAATAAAAAGGTTGCTAAATTAGAAAGGTCACCAGAAACAGTTTATAAGAAAAATGACACAGATTTAGTGATGTCAATAGAAGACACACAAGATTGCACAGCGTATAAACAAATTGAAGCAAAAGAAAAACAAAATTTAGATGCTTCTGTAGGAAAACAAAACGATAAAGCATGTAAAGATTCTAAAACAACAGCACCAACTACATATGTAAAACCATCTTCTGATATGATAATACCATTAATGGGGGATAGAATATCTAGTAGATTTGGATTGCGACCAAACCCAACTGATCCAACCTCACCAAAATTACAAGGTCACGGTGCAATTGATATTGCAGCTGCAATAGGAACATCAATTGTTAGTCCTGCTGATGGTACAGTAATTTCAACAGGCTTTGATTCAACATACGGTGGGGGTAATTATATAAGAATAAAACATACAAATGGATTTACAACAGGATATGCACATTTAAGCGCAATTCTTGTTCAAGTTAATCAAAAAGTTAAACAAGGTGATCAAATAGGATTAGTCGGAAATAGTGGCGGCCATACTACTGGACCACATTTACATTTTACAGTAACCACACCAGCCAACGTTAAAGTTGATCCTGAATATTATTTTACTTGGCCGCCAAGACCTGGAGACGTTAAAGAAAATAATTTAATGGTTGCTAATAATCAATACCAAGGTCAAAACTATCAAACACCTGTTAATGGATGTTTAGACCAACAACAATCTGATTATGAAAAAGACCCTGATCCATCAGCAGCTCCAATGTCAACTTCTTTTGATAATGCTAATTTCTTAGAAATGACTAAAAAAGTTGTATATAATTTAGAGGGTGGATATTTTAGTCAAGATATGTTATATGATGGTAGAGTAAATGATAAAAGATATAAAGGATCAGGTGAAACTATGTATGGTATAGATAGAAGTCATTTTAGTCAAAAAAACACACCTGCATATAAGAAATTTTGGAAAATTATAGATGACGCAGATGCTAGATCAACGTGGAAATATAATTATTATGGAGGTTCATTAAGTACAGATTTAATGTCACTTACGGCAGAAATGATGAAACCAGTTTTTGACGATTTTTGCAATAGATATTTATCACCACAATCAATTGCTATTATAAATAGTGACAATTTGTTATTATTTAATTTTATATATGCTACTTGGAATGGCGAAGGATGGTTTCAGAAATTTTCAAAACCATTTAATCAAGCAGTAGAAAGAGGTATAACAGATATAACGGTATTAAGACAAATCGCAGTAGATGCTAGAATAAATGAATCAAATAGTCTAATAGTTCAAACTGGTAGAAAAATACAAAAATTATTTGCCACCAATTTAGCATAATTATAAATAGTTACAACAAAACTTTTTGTTTATTATATAAAAAATAAATAACTATTTATAAATGGATTTATTTAAGAATAAAAATATACTTGTTATAGGTGACGTAATGATCGATTCATATCTATTTGGTAATGTTGAAAGAATTTCGCCAGAGGCCCCAGTACCAATTGTTGATATTACACACAAAGAAAATAAGCTAGGTGGTGCAGCAAATGTTGCAGCAAACATAAAAAATCTTGGAGGCACACCATTATTATGCTCTATAATTGGTGATGATCAAGATGGTAATATTTTTTTAGATTTATTAAAAAAATTAGATATATCATCTAAATATATTTATAAGATAAGTAATAGAATAACAACAAACAAAACCAGAGTTGTAGGAAATAATCATCAAATGATTAGAATAGATAATGAAATTAAATCAGAACTAAATTCTACTGATTCTATACATATTTTAGATTTAGTGAAGAAAATTTTTAATGATCATAAAATTGATTGCATTCTAATTGAAGATTATGACAAAGGTTTATTAAATGAAATAATTATATATCAAATTATACTTAGAGCCAAATATTTAAAAATACCAATAATTGTTGATCCAAAGAAAAAGAATTTTCATTATTATAAAGATATAACACTATTTAAACCAAATTTAAAAGAGTTAAAAGAAGGTCTAAACTTATCAAATCCAAATATTAATGAATTGTTAGAATCTGGTGCTTCTATATTACACAATAAAGGAATAGAAATAGTTTTTATTACATTATCTGAAAATGGAATTTTTGTATCTTATAATAAGGATAACAAAATTATAAATAAAATAATACCGAGTACACCAAGAGAAGTTGTAGATGTTTCAGGAGCAGGCGACTGTGTAATCGCCGTAGTATCCATGCTATTATATGATCTAGATATTGAAGAAATAGCAAAAATATCTAATATAGCTGGAGGTATAGCATGTGAGGAAGTTGGAGTAATACCGATTGAAAAAGAAAAATTATTAAAAGAATATGATTACACAAATCAGAAGAGAAATTGAAGATAGTTTAGAAAATATTTGTGACTTCGATTATGAATCAGTAAAATCAAATGTATTAAATAACTTTATATAAAGTAGTATTAAATGATAATTTTTAATGTTAAATTATTGTTAAATGTTATTAAATAATATCAAAATTTATTTTTTGAT